TGGGATCGATGGCAACAGTATCAAGCAGAAGCGCGTAAAGCTCGACGTGCAGCACAGAAGCAGAGAGAAAAAGAACGCGAAGAAATGATTCAAGCAATAACTGCGGTTGTGTGCGGATTCATTGCTGTTGGTGCAACAGGCGCTGGGTTTTATTGGCTCGGTAAATTTATGGAGAAGTGGTGATGTGGGTATTATTGTGGCTTCATGTAATAAACAACAATGTGACTAGCTATGAGTTGGGTCAGTTTAATTCTAGCAGCGAATGCATTAGAGCAAAGGATGCTGCTAAAGTGTTAATTACTGATATACATACAGTAACTTATTGTTTTGAGGTTAAGCTAAAGGAGTCTAAGTAATGGCAACAAAACTAGATGAATGGAAAGTTTTACCGCGTCTTATGATGCTGATTATGACAATCATGTACATTCGATGTTTAGAGTGGGCACTATCTCAGCCTGATTTATCTGTGTCTCAAGCTGGTCTTATCTCTGTTGTAACTGGCGCTATGACAGGATCATTTGGCATATGGATGGGAAAGGAAAGTAAATGATTGCTCAGATACTAGGGTCAGTTGGTAATTTTGCTGCTAGTTACATCGATGGCAAAACTGCTGTAAAAAAAGCTGAAGCAGAAACTAAAATGAAAATTGCTACTGGCGAAATTAGTTGGGAACAAGCTGCTATTCAAGCTAGTTCTGATAGCTGGAAGGACGAAGCGTGGACCCTGTGCTTTATTGCAATTGTTTTGGGAAGTTTCATCCCAGGCTTGCAACCGTTTATGGAGCAAGGATTTAAAAACCTTGAAGCTGCACCACAGTGGTTTTCTTGGGCAATGTATGCCAGCATAGCTGCATCATTTGGAATAAGAACAGTGAAAGGATTTAAGAAATGAGACACCTTGACGAAATTATAGTGCACTGCACTGCAACTAATCCTAGCTGGTATGCTGATCGGCCAGTTAATGATGTAGTAAAAGAAATCAGGCGTTGGCATGTTACTGAACGCGGGTGGTCAGATATCGGCTATCATGCAATCATCCATCGCGATGGCTCAGTAGGTTATGGTAGGTCCGTAGAGCGCTCTGGGGCGCACTGTAGAGGCCGAAACAGGACAACCATAGGCATCAGCCTAGTAGGCGGCAGAGGCGGCTCTGCGGATGATGTATTTTCACAAAACTTTACTCCAGAGCAGGACAAGGCTTTGCGGCAGTTAATTGAAAAATATATGTCGGACTATCCTACGATCGAACGTGTGAGCGGGCACAATACATATGCCAGTAAAGCCTGCCCATGTTTCGATGTTAAATACTGGTTAGCGAAAAAGTGACAGGCAGCAGGACCCGCACTGGTCGTGTCGGGGAGCATTTTGTAGCTTACCTGATCGAACAAGCTGGCTTGGAGGCTTCAAGGGTCGATGGAGCTTGTGACCTCCACGTCACTCTCAGAAGTGGTCGGGTTCTGCGTGTGGAGGTCAAAACTGCAACAAAAGTTACAGGCCATAAATATAAGTTTTATTGCGCAAATTTTGAGGCGGATGTTTTTGCGTTGGTCGCTATCAACGACCATCCGCTTGTTCGTTTTTTAGAAGAGAAAAACATGCCTCCATATTCTCTGCACAAAGACGAGTTTACGCAGAAAAAGCAGGACGCAGATTTGCAATGGATAACAAATTTAGATTAAATTCGCTTGCCAGCTTTGCGCAATTTGCTCGTAAACTCACGTAAATCTCGAATGGCAATGTGCAGCTCGTTTTTAATTGATGGACGAGCGTTCATTCTATGTCGCTCATCCTGCAACCTGTCCACCTGACCTCGGAGGTATTTTAAAATTGCTTCGTCAGCGGGAGATATTTTTTTGTCCGACATCACAACACCAAAGCAAAAACCAATATCGCGTAAAGCGTAAGCATCAAAGCAAAGCCGCTTAAGACATCACCCAAAACGCTGTCTTCCATTTCACGCAGCATCTCGCGCAGTTGTTGTAGCCTATTCATTTGTTAATTCCTCATTTGCGTGTGCATCTCTAATAATTTCTACGATATACTCGCTTAAACTTTCACACTTAATTTTGCGTGCCTCTGTAGCGAGCCATTCAACCTGTTCTTCGCTAAGAGCATCCAAAATTGCAGAAACATTACCAAGACGCATATAATTCTTGTGGTGGCTACCACTTGAGATTGGCCTTACAGATGGACGCGGTATTACTCCAGCATCTCGCCCTCTTCGCACAGCTGAGTTAATTTTGCCGAACTTAAAGTTTAGCTCCGTTTCGATCTCCCTGCTGGACGCACCAGCCAGGCTCATTTCCCAGATCTTCAAGGTGTCTGGGCTTCTGTCGTAGTCTCTCATTGGTTTGTTTTCCTTATTTTTGGCCTTGGTGATTTGGACGGAATGTCTGTTGGTATGCAGCGGATCAACGTGTCGCGCTCGTGCTTGTAGATCGTTTTGTAAAACTCAATCCCGTCAAACATTGCATCGCTACACTTGCGCTCTGTTTCGTAATATATTTCTGCCTCAAACTGCACGTCTCGCAGAGTGTAGACTATGAGCATTGCGGTAAAATATTCCATCAGTCGCCCACTAGCTCTGCAAGCTCTTTGCGAGCGCGAGCTAAATTAGCACCATCAATAGCAAGGTCAGCCGATACCCAGCTCGGCCTAACGCCCTCATACCGTTTCTCCAAGCGTTCTAGCGATTGTGCCATAAACTCAATGTAACCTTTAAGGTCTTTTATTTTTTGTTTGTTATGCATTTATCCCTCCTCTGCAAAGTTTGCGAAAAACTATTTGTGACTTTATCGCAAACAACAACCACAGCCTAATCCAACAAAAATCCTAATACAACCCCCTTGACGTACAATTTTTGTCCTATATGTTGGATTTACGTAAAACGGAGAGAACCGATGAAAAAAGAAAGTCGAGTGGTTTTGAGTGAGGAGCAGCACGCTTTTCTGACAGTTGCCGCAAGCCGGGCGGGTATGCCCCTGGCTACTTACTTGCGATATTGTGCGATGCAAAACGCTGCAACGTTGGGTGTATATACACAACCGCCGAGGGTTGATTAAGTGCAGATATTTGGAATCGACCCTGGTTTTAGTGGAGCTATTACGCTCTATTGGCCTCAGACGGGTGACATTGAAGTGCATGACATGCCCACAATGAAAAACGCCAAGGGCAAGACGATCTTAAATATGCACAGCATTTTAGATATCTTAGAGCCAGAGGGCGACGGGCCACGGGTTGCATATATCGAGCAAGTTGCCGCCATGAAAGGCCAAGGCGTGTCGTCTATGTTCCGCTTTGGCGAGCAGTTTGGAGCGTTGCAAATGGCTCTGGCTGCAACAAAGACGCCGATGCACATGGTTACGCCGTCAGTTTGGAAAAGGCATTTCGGTCTGAGCAGAGATAAGGGTGTTGCGCGCAGCCTTGCGATGAACAGGTTCCCAGCAGAGGCTAGTAGGTTCGGCAGGGTAAAAGATGATGGCAGAGCAGAAGCGACGTTGATCGCGCTATACGCAAAGGAAACGATGGGATGAACGGATTTGAAAAACACGGCATCAAGCACCTGTCTGCAAGCTCAATAAACCTGTGGTCGAATGCGCCTGATGTTTGGGTAATGAGCTATCTTTTTAAACAACGGACCCCAATGGGCGCAGCCGCTTGGCGCGGTATCACTTGTGAGGACGCAGTAGTCGCAGCCCTGACAGGCGCACAGAGCCTCAGAGACGCTACTAAGAGTGCATTAGAGAAGTTTGATAAGAGGTTCATCATTGCAGACGAGAAGACCACCAAGGAGCGAGACGTGATCGCTCCGATGGTCGAGAATGCTGTTGAAGTTCTAAAGGAATATGGCAAGCCAGAGTTTCCAGACGAAGGCGGTCAAAACAAGATCAGAATTACGGCGAAAGGCGAAGGCTGGGAGATCCCTGTCATTGGCTACCTCGACCTCGTATTCCCTAGCAGCGGATTGGTGATCGATCTTAAAACGACGAACAGGATGACGAAGGTGATGTCAGCAGAGCATCAGTTGCAGCGCGCCATCTATCAGAAAGCGATGGGCAACTACAGCGTCAAATTCTTGTACGTTAGCAAGGCTAAAACGGCGCTGCTTGAGGACGGCGACGTAAACGAAACTCTGGCGAAAGCCAAAACAAAGATTGCACGGCTAGAAAAATTTCTCTGGGTCTGCGATGCGGAAACAGCAAAGGCTATTGTGCCAGTAAACCCAAACACGTTCTACTGGTCAGGCTCCGAAGCTCTCCGCGAACAAATGTATGGCATGTAGCTGTGCGAACGCCCAATACCGGGCACAACACGTCAATTAGAAAGGCGACAACAATGTTTCAATTAGATTTAGGTTCAAGTGGTGGATCAGGCCCGTTTTTGGCTTGGAGCGCAATCGGCACACGCGACGGAAGCGTTCCAGCTCGATCATTTTATATCAGGGATGGCGGTGAGAAAGTGCCGTATGACGGTAGCAATGGTTTCATTATGGATATAGATGCGCTCAAGACAGGGTGGCAACACAGCGAGGGCGCAGTCGGTGTAGCACCATCGTGGAACTGGAACCCGTCAGTCAATCAAATGATGCCAAAGCCAGGCGACGATTGGAAGAAAGGTTTCTCAATAAATTGTGCAACAGGTGGCGGCAACACGGCTACATGGGAGCAAGCAGGGGCAGCAGCGTGGCAGTCGTTGGAGGCGCTTGCACCTCTGCTCGGTCAACGTCCAGACGCAAAGAGCCTGCCTTTGGTAAAGCTGGCAGAAGCCAAATTCGTGCAGTTCACAAAGGGCTCTACAGTCGTGCCGATCCTCGAAATTGTTAAATGGGTTGAGCGTCCTGACTGCCTTAAGGATGGGGTTGAGGCTGGCATTGCAATGCAGCCAGCAGCAGCTCCAGCAGCCGCGCCAGCTCCAGCAGCGCCACCTCCGTCAGCGCAGGTAACAGACCCGGAGTTTTAATAAATTTACTTGCTAATGTGGGCGGCGGGAGACTGCCGCTCATTGACATGCGGACGCATATAGCCGCATATAGTAACGACATAATAAAGGGGGATTACACATGCTACTATCTGACATTGAGGTGGCGCAACTGTTGTCGGTATCAAGAACGACAGTGTGGAGATGGCTGAAGGACATTGAGGGCTTTCCAGAACCGCTAAAGATCGGCGGAGCAACCCGCTGGCGTCGGGCTGACGTGGCGAAGTTTGTTTCTAGTCTTGCGACGATTGATCGGCAAGATGATGTAGAGGATTACATCAAGCGGGTGGCGGAATGATGGCAGCATTAGAAGCACAACCGACAGAAATAAAACAATTTATAGAGACAATTACGGAAGGCTGGGACGAATTAGACGGCAACCCAATGATTGAATTACGTGCGCTGCAGGAAAATGGTGCGCCAAACGTGGCGAGATTTGCACTTGATTGGATAGACGAGGCAGTAGATCACGCAGAGGCAATGAACAGCGCTGGTCGAAACGTTTATATGTGCATAAACCCTGTTGATGGAGAGAATATAGACGTAGGAAAGGGCGCAAAAGACGACGACATCATGGCCGCGTTTTTCAATTTTGCAGACGCAGACACAGATGGAGCAATGCAGAATATACTGTCGTTTGCTGGACCCAAGTTCACGATGTCGGTAAAGACAGGCACGCAGCCATTTGTGCGCGGTCACTGCTATTGGCGGCTGGAAGAGCCAGTTCGCAACCTCCAGGCGTGGCGTGAGGTGCAGCAGTCGATTGCACAGAGCCTTCAGACAGATGAGGTGGTTATAAATCCGTCTCGGATTATGCGTGTGGCTGGAACAGTGTCGTGGCCCAGCGAAAAGAAGAAAGCCAAAGGTTACACAGACGAAATTGTAACCATGCGTACGCAATTCAGTACGGATCGTGACCCAGTGCCGTTCGAGCGCATGATGCGTGCATTCCCAAAAGCTGAGAAAGTCGTGGAAGAGGCGGCGTTCAGCATCGACCTTGGCAAGCAAGCTATGGACAGGGAAATGGCGCAGCAGGCGATTATGTCAGGCGACGATTGGCATCATAACGTCGTGAGATTGGTGGGCTCGTATGTTGCAAAAGGCTTGGGCGATACAGAGATCCACGC